GGTGAGATGAATGCGACTACATCCTTTCTTAATTCAGCGATTGAATTAAGTTTGTTTGCAATTGCCTGTGCTTCATATTGTGGGTAGTTTGCTGAACCCATTAATAAGAAGTCAATGTCAAACTCTTCTTTATTCTCAAACAAATCATAACCAGCAGTGATTCCACCTACACTAGCGACCATTGCACCAGCAGTCTGGATTCCTGTCATACCATTGTAGTTCTTACCACCTGTTAGAGTGACTGTTAAAACACCAGATCCTGCATAAGTAATTCCTTGTGCATCCTGATCCCATGCGTTATCAGTTTCTTTTGTAAATCCACCAAATTCAAATGATGTTGTGGTAATTCCAGAAGAAGCAGCAGTTGGGCCACCCATTCCAAAAATGTTTGTTGAGTTATTATAAAGATATTTTCTCCAGTATGAAGGAGATCCAGCAGAGAACTCAGCGTCTTTTGCTTTTGAAAGACCTAAGTGCTTCTCAAGAACTGTTCCTGCATTTCCTGTTACTTCACCTTTATCGTCAATTACAACTACATGAACCTCGTCATGTCTTGAACTTCTTGCAGCAGCATATGCTGAAGTTCCGGGTCTTTCTGCAAGTGTGTTCCAACTAATTGTTGAATTACTTAAAGTAATTTTTTGCTGATCAAACCAGTCTACTCTTGATGATACTGTTGTTGTGCTTCCACCACCAGCGTTGGAAGACATACCATAACTGATTAAACCAGTATTAAACTGATAAACACCACCGGGCTGATAGTCTTTAGATGTTTCAATTCCTGCAGCAGAAACATGTGAAACAAATTTGACTCCAACAGTTGTGCCATTAACTTCAGTGATAATACCTTTGAAATATCCATCAAGAAGTGTAGTTGAACCTACACCGGGGAGAACTGTTCCAGTTGGCACTGGTTGAGTAACACCAACTCCGACAGTTAATGTTGAAATACCAGTAACAATTTGTTGATCTGCTTTTCCATCAATAATTGCTACTTTAATACCGTTTGCCCAAGATCCGGGGTTTCTCGCTGCAACAACTGTGTTTGATAAAGCATTTAGATCATAACCTTTATTATTATAATCTTGTGAACTTAATATTTTGATTTCGGGTGATCCGTCATCAGTTGCGTTTTGAAGGTCGTCATCATCCGATCTAACAACACTTAAGATACCACCATATGAAAGATATGATGAAGCAGTCAACCAATATTCATAGTGCTTATCTATGTCAAGTGGTTCACCGAAGTTATCAATTAAGTCTTGTTCGTTCTCAATTGTAGTTGGTTCATTGACTGGGCCCTTTTGAAAAGGTGCAACTAATGCACCAGCCTTCGTGGTAGCAGTGTCTACTCTACCGATAGTCAGGTCAACTTCTCTTACAACGAGTCCGGGAGATGCTAAATTTAGAGGCATCTTTTTTTCTCCGTAGTGTCCAGAATTAATCTGAAATTATTTATTAAAACCCATGTTTTTAGTGGGGAAACTATGCGTGAACTACCAATCTGGGTACTCCCATTTGTTACTTATCCTCTTTTTTGATTTTTTTACTCTTATTTTTGTGCAATCTTTACATTCATATGAATATGAGGATAGAGTGCTTCGATTCTTCCTTGTTACATAAAAATCGTCCATTAGAGTTTTTACAACCCCACAGACGCGACATTTTCTTTCTGTGAATAGTAGATGTTCTAATTCTACCTGATCATCTAAATCCATTACAATATGCTGATTGTTTGTGATCCATCTTTGTTATCAGTTATCGTAATTTTTTTACCCGGAAATGATTTTGCAAGTAATCTTTTAAGTTTGGCATGTTTGAAAAGATTCATTAATAATAATCCCACATATATGATCGATCACCATACTCATCAACTTGCCAAGTATCACCTTGACTATCAGTGAATGTAGTTTCTTCCAAACCATCCTGAATAAATCCAAATGGTGCCATATCCTGTTCAATTTGATTTCTTTGCTCTTCATATAGTCTCTTTCTAATATCATTATCTGTCATTTCTTTGAAGTAATCTTGTGCAACTAACCATGCAAATAACACTAAACACATTGCCAAGTCATCATTACACCCCTCTTCTGCTTCAAATGAGTTATGTTTTTGAGAAAAAGTAGTTAACTCTGATATGATTTCATAATCCTTCACTAGTATTTTATCATCTTCAAGCAAAGTTTTTAGATTGGAGCATCCTAATTTTTTTACTGCAGAGGTAGTTCTAACACCTAATTGTGTTTTTTTACCAGAGAATCCTGTACCGACTACTTGGCCTGCACGACCTCTCATTGATGCCATGAGTAAATTATCATATTCAAGATCATAGTGTATGATGCTCGCAACTTGATCTCCAATATCATTAACTTCAATTAAAAGAAAAGCATCATTATATCCTTTTGCCACATCATGAATGATGCTAGGAAATAACATTGGTTTTATTTCGTTGTTTTTATACTTAGCAACAATATTATATGGAAAACTGGTTATGTCTACAACTATAAATGCTGAATAATCATTACCTAAACCACGAGCCACATCAACTGTGATTAAATATTGATGATTTTTTATTGGTTCTTGGTGTACATCTAAACCTGCATTTCGGTTAATTGGATTCTCATATACGAGATTTTTAAGTTTAGCAGGACTAATAAGTGTATTAACAGATCCTAGAAACTCACATTCAAACTCAACACGAAACTGCTGTTCTGATGTATTTGCTATTGTTTGTTCTTTCCATGCTTCATCTCTTCCCGGAACTTCTGACCAATGAACTTCAGTTGGCACATATTCATTTTTTGCTCTTTCAGCATCATGCCACATACGGTAGAAATGATTCATACCTCGTGGAGTAGAAACTATGATGACTTTTGTGCTTTGTCCAGAAGATATAGTAGGATAAACAGAGGCAAAGAAGTCGTCAGCAATGTGATTCGGGATAAAAGCGAACTCGTCAAGAAAGATGACATTATAGGATCCACCTCGGACAGCAGATGCAGACGTAGATGCAGCGAGAATTTTTGATCCATTTTCTAATTCTAATGATCCTTTATTCCATGCAAGTATACCTTGTTGCATCCACTTTGGCAAGTTTTCATACGCAAGTTGCAATCTACCTAATAAATCTCTGGCAGTAGAGGCCTTGTTTGCGAGTATAGCAATATTAACATTATCATTAAAAACTGCATAGTGAAGCAAATAAGAAACAACTGTAGTGGATTTACCCGTCTGCCGAGGCATCTTACAGATGTTAAAACGACTTTCGTGGAAATTTCTAACGAGTTTTTCTTGGAAGTCATACAACCTAAAAGGTACAAGACCTTTATCAAGTGATACTATTTGTATATATTTTCTTGCAAAATAAACAGGATCTTCCTTACACTTTACAAACTCAAGTATATTTTCTTGAGAAAATTGTATTTGTGTATTTGCTTTTTTTAGATTTGGATTTCCAAGGTAAACATTATCAGACATAATTCAATCAGCAATTCCAACGTCTACGTGCTTGTCTTAATCGACTATTCGGATCTTTTGCTGCTTTCGGAAACTTCTTCATTTGTCCTGCACTTCTTGCACAGTAACTCTTTCTTCTATTTGCAGCCTTCGATCCTTTCTTTAATTTGGAGGGTTTTGTAGTTACAGCAGTCTTTAATTTAGATCCGGGATTTCTACGACGATATGCTTCAACACCTTTTTGTGTCATTCCAGCACCGCTTTTTGTGGGTCTCTTGTGTCCTGACTTGACACTCATACCCTTCATATCATCTTCTTGTAACTTTTTTGAGTCGTCCTTACCCTCATAACCTATGTCATTTCTCCAATCAGAAAACTCTTCTTTCTTCACACAATTATTATATCTCTTACCAAACATTATCTTGGTTCCCTTCTTCTCATATCCTTTCCAACACTTCTGACCCTCTTTAATCTCAATCATACCAGCAGCTTCAAGTGCTGAAACTTGCATTGGTGAGAATCCTTCTTTCTTTGTCTTATTACCCCAGTTTGCTGCACCAACCTTACGACACTTAACTAAAGCACCAGATGCATATGCACTTGGCCATACAGAGTATCTTGACTTGACCTTATGATAACAGGCATCCTTTGTGCCACTACCCTTACCTTTCTTGTCTTTGGCTTCGTTAACGAATGATTCTTTCATTTTCTTCTTTGGATCTGTAGAAACGTTTGTTGGTTTTGCTGCACCTGACTTCTGTGGTTGATTTGGATCAGCAGCTCTCTTTCTTCTTGCAGCACTATCTCTCTCTTTATCACTCATCGATCTTCTCTTGGAAGATGACACACACTTAGGAGTTGATTTCTGGCCAGGTTGTCTTGCACATGGTTTCCCATCATACTTACCACCAACTTGAACCCATCCTCTCACCTTACGCCCAGATTTGGTAGTACCACTTGATTTACCAAACCAATCACGAAGACCTTCTTCGCTTACATCATATTTATAATCATCATCTATTTTCTTTTTAAATCTATCCTTTGCTTTAATTACATTT